TCACAAACCGAATGACCTCGTCTGAGTCATGATAGAACCAAATAAAGAACTCGGTAACCCATCTCTCGTAACCATTGACCGCGGGCATCTGACTCTGGGCGTACATGAGGACCGATGTATACAGCGCCGCCGGGTTGTCGCACAATGTCATGCCCGTGTTCTTCTTCTTGGCAATGTCCTCCTCCAGATCAATATAGTCGTCGCCCGTTGTGACCATCGCCCCCGCGAGGATACCCAGTCGTAGGGCGTCCACCGAGTTGATGTCTATCTGGCCAATCTTTTCCTCTACAATCTCGCGGGCCTTCTCTGTGAGATTCTTCCCGTTTTTGTACTGGTTGACCGTGTCTCTGACAGCGGTTTCGTTGATGCATAGAATTGCGGAGTAGAGGGCAATCCGGATACGGTCCAGTGCCGCGTCCACCCACGATATCTCGGGATCCAGAAGCCGTACCTCGGCTTCTAGCTCTTTGGTGAGGGCAATCCACTTCTCGGGGGATGTTAGGATGTCGCGTCCGAGCGTCTCCTGCATCGCGGGGGGAAATGGTAACGTGTCCAGCCGCTTCTCCCGGATAGCATCCAAACTCTTGGTCAGAATCTTGCGCTGTCTCTCAATGTCAGGATCGCCGTCAATCTCATCGTCGGCCTCAAAGATGATGTGAAAATTGGGGGCGAGGAATCGGCGAGCAATGCTATCAAAGCTGGAACCTCCGAACCCCTTCTCAATGCCCGCGCGCCACTGAATCGCGGCCTCGCGCAGTTCCTCCTTCTGTGGCTGCCGAAGCTCATAGAGGGTTCCGTGCTCGCGTAAGAATGCCGCGAGTCCTGCAAGAGTCTCTTCCATGATACGCAGGACATCCTCTAGGAACTGATCTTGATGAGCAAGGTAGTGCTCCACCTGCTGCACATACAAATCCATTGAGACTACTGGAGGAACATTTCACGCGGTTCCTTCCGCTTGATCGCCAGCGCAGTACCCGGTCCGGGCCTGCAGATACAGTCGTCCGGACACGGAGCCACGCAGGGGCTCGTCTTGCTAACGATCTTGCATCGCAGGTGAACAAGGGCGGGGTCACGGTAGACACATCCCGTCTCACACAGAGGGCGCAGCACCTTGGGAATTCCACACCGGAGCTTTACGAGAGAGGCCATTTGAGTTGTGTCTCAGTGCGAGATCCATTTTCGTTTTGTTTAGACAATGGGAGACGTGTCCTACTCGGTTGAAATTGGAGAGGGAGTGAAGTACGAACTGCGCAAGTTTCGGGAAGAAGTGCGCAAGTGTCTGGACGACCCCGCCGGGTGGAAGGCCCGGGGCTACCGCTTCCACCTTACCGACAAGAAGCCCCGGATTGTCATCATGCTTGCGTCTCCAAAGACTCTGCGCGACAATCACTGCGAGGATGAGAACCTGTCGTGTGCAATCCTCAATGGCGGCAAGGTGTGGATCAACGCCATGCGCTGGACGTCGGGGTCCAAGAAGAGCAAGCTCGGTCTCAACGACTATCGCCAGTATGTCATCTCACACGAGGTGGGACACGCGCTTGGGTATGATCACGTAGACTGCCCAGGGGAGCATGAGCCTGCGCCCGTCATGATGCAGCAGACACTGGGAATCGGGCAGTGCGAACCAAACACAAAGCTTACACCTGCCGACAACAAGAAAGTCAAATGATCTATCTGGTCGCGCCCGTCTGGATGGAATACATTGACGAGTGCCGTATCTTTACGAGCTACTTGGCAATGGAAACGTATGTCCTCACTCATGCAGCAGAGCGCAAGCAGTGGGCGGCAGATCCTCACTGGTGCAACACCTATGCATTTGAGAGTGAAGGGGAAATCATGCGAATTGTGTTCCAGTATTACATCCGGGACAACCGACTTGTCCGCTTTCCCGTTACTCGGTGACCTTCAGGATAGTCACACCCGAGACAATCAGCGCGATCGCAAGGAAGTCATGGTAATGCAGCGTCTCCTTGAAGAGGAGGATGCCGACAGTCGTGGTTGCCACAACAGAGAGCGCCGACCAGATGGCGTTGGTCATTGCCATTCCGTTGGTGTTCATCGTCGTCCGGAGCATATACCCCACCGCAGCGTAGAAGAGCACGCCCAGGGCGAAAAACGCTGTGCTGTCCACGCTCTTCTTGAAGCAGCTCATCGCCAGCGTCTCCAGCATGACGATGAGGAGGACATACCAGTAGATGCGGGGAATACCCATTTATTGCTAGGCAGGGTTCTTTCTAGCATGGACAGCATCGTTCGGGCAATCATCGCAAAGTTTGAGGTTCGGGCGAAGATCGGGAAAGAGAAGTACGGCACAGATTTGGACCGAACTGATCTTTCTGTTCTGGATTGGATTCAGCACGCACAGGAGGAGCACATGGACGCCATTCTGTACCTGGAGAAGCTTAAGCAGACGCTCGCAGGCAAGAAGTAATGGATCCTGTCTACGCCGGGAGCATTGGCGGTCTTGCTATCTTTGGCGCAATCATCCTGTGCGGAGTGCTGTATTTTGCGTATGAGTGCCGAGGAGCGAGACCCGAGCCTCACCAAGAGCACTTGCTCAGCGAAGCTGCGTGAGCTTCGCATCCCGCATGAGCATCGTCGTATCAATGTTCTGCGGGGCAAAATAGAATTTCATAAGGTCCTTGACCACCTCGGGCTCAAACACTTTGCACGAGAAGACGTCCAGATAGACATCGTCCGTCTCCTCAACAAAGTGCGCGCAGATATTGGATGTCTCAATCAGCTGGACAAGAGTATACCCCTTCTTGTTCCCCGTCCCAAACATCACAATCTGCGGCTCACCGTACGGCACCATGTCAATCCGCTTCACAAGCGTGTTCGTAAAGTCCTGGATAAGAGGCTTGGACCGAATCGTCGCAGGCGTGCACTTGCGTGCATTGAGAATCAGGTGGTATCCCCAGTAGCTCATTTGACACTACTCCCCTTAGTTGCTGTAAGCCAGACCGCCCATGCCCGACATGATGCGGAAGATGTTGTAGTTGACGGCATACAGGCGGAAGTTGTAGGGGTACGTCTTGGACGGATAGCTGCCATCATCGGCGCCAGACAGCGGGCGGATGCTATCAAAGACGAGGGTCGCGTTATCAATGCGGGAGAAGTTGCACGTGCCCGACGGCTGGTGCTCCTCCGGCTTGAGCGCGAAGGAGTAGACGTTGATCGGGTTAGACCGCGCCTGAACAAGCGCGTCGCGAGCCGAGGCGCTGGTTGTGTCCACAACCGCACCCTGGATACCGAAGTTCGGGTTCACGCCACCTGCCGTGTGGTGCTGGTACGGCTGGACCTTCCAGAAGTAGTCGCCATACCGCTCGTCAAACCGGTCCTGACCGTTGATCTGGAGGCGCGCGCGGTTGACGATGTCGTTGTACGTGAACGGCATCGTGTAGTCCGAAGACGCGGCCGTGTTGGGGTCCGTAACCTGACCAACAAACGCGCAGTCGGAGTAGCGCGCGTCCTGGAACACCCAGATGAGCTCCTTGATCGGGTGGTTGAGCGTCAGGTCCAGGCGGCCCGACGCCGTCGTGATCTGCTGCTGACCCTCATACTGGAGCTGCTCAATCAGATACTCGTGCGACTCCTGGGCAAACTTGCGGCGCTCGTCCACGTCCAGGTAAACATAGTCCAGATAGAGAGCCATGTCGCGAACCGCGGGGAGGGCGTTGGCGGCAGTGTTGATGCTGCTGTAGCCGCCCTTGGAGACCAGGTCGGTCGTGTCCGCCAGGGTGATATTGAAGCGAACCTCGTGGTACTGGAGAGCAATCAGCGGCAGAGCAAGGCCCGGGTTGCGGTTGAACCAGAACTGGAGCGGGATGTAGAGGACATTGGTACGACCGTTGCACGTCTGGAAGCTCGAGGTGGTGCCCGAATACTGACCGCCAACCATCTGATCCAGCTTCATGGCCGTGTCAAAGTCCGCCGTCAGCGTCTCCCACAGGTAGAGCCACTCGCCATAGTGGCGGTCGATGATCTGCCCACCAACCTCGACCTCAACCTGCTGGAGGAGAAGGTAGCCAAGACGACGCTGAGAACCCGCAGTCCAGCTGACAGAGTTCCCGACCGTGGTGTCCGGCAGAGTCACTTCCACATAGGTCTTCCAGACCAGATCCGCGTTGCGGTTCACAACGGCAACAATGCGCTGGCCATAGGTCGGCGCACCGGTGAAGTTCACGCGCATCGCCTCGATGGCGAAGTTGGTGTGGCGCTTGTAGAGCACCTTCCAGAAGGTGATGTGGGGATTGCCAGTGATGTAGGCATCCTGGGCGCCATATGCGACGAGCTGGAGTAGACCGCCACCCATTTGTGTTTACTAACTCTCGAGGATAAATTCTACTTCAGCAGGGCACGCGAGCAGATGATGTAGAGGAAGAGGGTATTCACCACGCCAAGGATGAGAGCCGGCATAGACAGAAGAACGGCCGTTGCCGACTTCGGGTTCCGCGCAATCATCGAAATCTGGGCAAAAACGATCACCCCCGCCACAATCGCGGTGATCACGAACACGTAGTAGTAATACGTACAGATCGTCTCGCTGGAAATGTCCTTCATCCAATCAGATTCCTTGTCGTTTGCCATTTTGTATACTCCAAAGATAAATGAAGATTGGTGCCAAGTTCAGTCGGTGCGTCAAATCCGTGCGGAAGACGATTCGGCCTCGCAAGGGCTCCACCAAGGAAGGTGCGGCAATCGCGATTTGTACAAAGACAGTCCTGTATCCCAAGGGCAAGACTATCAAGCGGTATACCAAGAAGAGACTCACGACCCAGCGTCGGAAGTGACC